CTTTTAAATTGAGGAAAATTAGCAGAATGATATTGTAATTCTTCGTCTATCATTTACCATCCTTTTTTAATTAAATCAACAATATATTCTCTTGATTCTTGATTAACCCAATAACCTACTGGGATGCATAACATAGTTTTTACAGCCTCATCTACACCTGGTAAATGTGATTTAAATTGTTGTGTACAAGTATGTAAATCATTTCTTTCATGTACTCTAGAAGATTTAACACCATTTTCACCTAAATACCTCATTAAATCATCTCTTCGTTCAGCATGTAATGAATATAACCAATATGCTGGGTCTGCACAATCAAATTCATTAATTAAAGTAATACCACCAACCCCTTTAAGGTTTTCTTTATAAAATTGACCATTTGACTTATTAGAATTAACTATATAATCAGCATGTTCTAAATTACTTCTACCTATAGCTGCACTTATATCATTCATATGATACTTATAACCTGCTTCTTCAACATCAGCTTCACACCTAAAATCAGCTCTATTACCTGCATCTCTATCTATACCATACCATCTTAAAGTATTAAATGATTTAGTTGAACTAGCATAAGGGCTAGATATAAATCCTCCATCACCTGAAGTTATATGTTTTATAGCTTGTAAACTAAAAGTACCAAAATTGCCTGTAAAGCCAATTTTTTTATCTTTCCATGTTGATCCAAATGAATGAGCACAATCTTCTATTATTATAATTTTTCTACCATATTTTTCTGTAGCTGTATCAGTTATTTTTTTTAATCGATCTAAGTCAATAGGATTTCCGCCCCAATGTACTACAGTAATTATACGAGTATGTTCATTAATTTTATTTTCTAAATCATCTAATGACATATTTAATGTCTTAGGATCAGTATCAACCCATTTAAGATTTAATCCAGAATTAATAATAGGCCAATTTGTAGCTGTACAAGTTAAAGCCGTGGTTAATACTTCATCTGTTGGTTTTAATGCATCCCATTTACAAGAGGTAAAAGCAATTCCTTGGTAAAGATTTTCAAGTAGGGTTCTATCTTTTTTGAAGTAATGATATAATAAATGTTCTGCTGATGTTGCTGAGTTTACAGTTGATATATTATAAGCTTCATCCGCTTCAAAAAATATTCTTAACTCAGATTCAAATTTTTTAACTTGGGGTCCTTCTCCTATAAAACCACTATTAATAACTTCACCTGCCCTTTTAGCTGCATCCTTAGACATAAATACTTTAAATAATGGTATTTCTTTTTTCATTTATCTTTTAAATTTTTCGTAAAACTCATCTACGGTAATTAAATTAAGCATTGCTTTTCTATCTGACTCTAAATCTCTGTAGTGTACCTCTATATTTACAGGTAACTTTTTAAGGTTTTCATTATATTTTATTATACCACACCCACAATCAGTATCAATAACATAACATTCTACTTGTGGTGATTTTACTTTAAAGTCTACAAATGCTTTCCAAACATCTCCATGCCATGTACTTGTTATTCTTGGAATAACTTGTGATTCAAAGGTTTTTGGGTTACAATCATGCATTAAAATTATACCACCGGGTTTTAATGAACGCAAACTATTATCTATATCTTTGATTACCTGATGTTTTTCATGTAACCCATCTATAAAAATTAAATCGTATTTTTTAGTATTTTGTTGGAAAAATTCATCTGAAGACATCCTATGTGTTACTTCAGGTGGTGTTATACCTTCGAGCCCGTTTTCGACTGAATCTTTGTTCTTAGCTATAACTGCTTTAAGACAACCACCTGACCCTACCCCAATTTCTAAATAATCTTGATAGTCGTATTCATTAATTAGGTAATTCAATAAATCATATCTATAAACCATTTACAAAGTATTATAATAGTTATTTTGTTCTTCTTGTTTTTTTATTGTTTTGGGATGGTATAAAGCCAATTCAGGCATACCAGGTAATAAAGCATAGGTTTCAAAACCTTCTAATACTTCATGTACTTTATTTTTCCATTTAATTTCAGGTTTATTTTTCCAAATTCTCCATTGATAATCAGGCCAATTAATTCTATCTTGAGAATCTACATTCCACCTCCATTTTTCAATATGTTCATCAGTTAAACCTGAAACTGTATTTACTCTAGGTACTAAATAAACTTCATTATCTGGGTTTCCTTCTAGTATTTGAGGTAATTTTTCAATTAGTATATCATGAGGTAATTCATCAGCATCAATTTGGAATATATAATCACCACTACACAATTCAGTTAATTGATTTTTCCAATCTGCAAAATGATGTTTAAAAGTTTTTGCATAGTAACTACAACAATTATCACCCTTTAATTCACTAATACGTTGCCATACTTCAGGTGTACCTTTTTTCTTATCAAATAAAATAACTATTTCATCTTCTTTACGTTTTGCTTTTATAAGAAAATTTAATAATCTAGTTATTTCATTTAATTCATTACAAACTGTTATTGCATAACTTATCTTCATATCTATTCTGGTAATATTCCAATATACGAAAGAGCATCTATATAATCACGTTCTTTAAAATATTGTATAGTAGTCATATCTGCCCTATGTGTTTGACCTTTATATTTTTCTTTATCTTCTTCAGTTACTTCAACGGATTTAACTGCTCCCCAAGCCCAATTATCTTTGTCTGGTCCTGAAGCAAATAACATTCCTTGTTCTGGGATATTAATTGTGTTTGGGAGCCAAATAAGGTCTGTTTTTGGATCAGTCCAAGCTAAATCTTTATAAAGCTCTGGTAAGGTTATTAATTGTTCAGTATAAAAATCGGATCCTTCTTTCATAAGAGTATTAGTCCAAAAACCACAAGATAAACTCATGTAATTAGTTATTTCTCCATTTACTTCTATTCTATAACATAAATCTCCTCCTGATTTAGGGCAATCTACTATTTCATCGTATTTCATATTATTTTAATTTTGGTAATTGTACATCAGTATTAAATTTAATATCAGTGGGCATTGCTAATTCCATTTTTTTAGCAAACTTTGGTAAATTTGAATCTAAAATATTATCTACTAATTCCTTCATATGATCGAAGCTAAAATTAGTTTTAACATAATGACCTTGCTGTTTAGCTTTAACTGTTAATGATTTATATTTCTCATATACATTTTTAAATACTCTATTCATTTGTACTACATCTGGTGCAAACCATGATGTTTGAGGTAATAACCATCTATTAGCCGCACTTTTATGTACCGGTTCTAATTTTCCGGGAATTAAAACAGTATAATCAGGATTTAAAAAATCTAATTGCCCTGACCAGCCAGAAGCAATAATAGGTTTTTTAGATAATCCAAATTCTAATAATGGTCTACCAAATCCTTCTCCTTTAGTAAAACAAACCATTGCTTTTACTTTAGGATGATTGTATAATTCATTCATTTCAGAATTACTAAAATCTCCATTTAATAAATAAACATTTGGTAAGGTTTTAGCTCCCTTAGTTTGGTTTCGTATACCCTTAATTTTTTCTAAGATACTATCCCTACTCATATAATTTTCTACACCTTCAGATGTTTTTAAAATTAAAGCAGGTGGGTTTTTTCTATTTTTAAAAGTTTCAAAGAATATTTTTATTGTTTGACCTATATTTTTTCTATCATGACCCAAATCACCTTGCATCCACATACCAACAAATAAATAACAAAATTGTTCTTTAATTTTACTTAAATCTAATTTTACTTCACTAGCGGGTAAGTGTTTATAAACATCTAAATCTGCACCTTCGAATACAACGTGTATAGGTTTTGTTGATTTAACCTGTCCTGTTACTTTATTACTTTGTTTATCTCTTTTTTCAAATACAACTTTTTCAAATACTTTTTTACTATGTTTTGAAGAAACCCAATTCATGTTCATTCTATTTAAACCTTCAATCCAACCACCATCACAACCTGTACTTTCAATACCAGCTGTGCATCCAATGTTATATGTTCCTACTGGTTGGAATTCACTTGGGATGGTTATTTGCATCCAAATGTCAGCTTTTTCACCTTTAGGTATATTAGGTACTGATAATGATTGTAAAAATTTAAATTTAGGGTGCTCGTTACAAAATCCTAAAGTACAGTCTCCCCACCTTTGGCTTAATAACTTAACATCATATTTGTCTAGTTCTATAATTGCTTTAATAATATCTCTAGCTCTTGCTCCATATCCACTGTAAGTGTCAAATGGTGAACTTATATAAAAACTTGGTTTACTCATTAGTATATTAATTTATGTTTTAAAAATTTACCTTTATATTCGTTAGTATTAAGGATTGTATGTTTAGTTCTTGGTTTCCATGTTGAAAATAATTCTTCCATAGAACTCATAAACCTTTCAGCTTGATGTTTATGTGTAAACCCAGCTTCATCACTAACAGCCCATTTTCTACCTTCATACCCTCTTCGTTTTCTTTCCTCAGGGTCCATATTATAAAGTTCTATTAATCTTGCACTTGCATCTTCCCAAGCACATCTATCATCATAGATATAAGGTGTTGGAGGAGATCCTTGCATTGATCTACTTGTTGGGTATACTGGAAATGCCCACTCACCATGTTCTTTATAAGTGCCTCTATGATTAGAAGGTACATCATCATTTGGTGTAAACCATTCTCCTTTATCATCGACGAACCTCATTTGATCCTGCATTCCACCTGTTACATTAGCTATAACTGGTGTTCCTGTTAATATTGCTTCTGTAAGTGTTAATCCCCAACCTTCATTTGAAGTTAATAATATTTGGGCATCAGCTATATTATATAAATAATTTAACTCATTAGGTGGTAGTTTAGATGTAGAGAATACAATACAATCTTTATACTTTTCATCAAATAACAATTCGGCTACTTTTACTAAATTAGTACCATGATCAGATGAAGGTTCAGTATGTAAAATCATTTTACACCTTTTAGCTTTTTCTAATGGTAAAGAATCTAATAACCCCCTAAATGCTAACATACTATCTGGAATTTGTTTCCTTCTTATGTTTCTTGAATTAAAGAATAGTGTAAAATCAACTTCTTGGGGACCATGAACTTTCTTTTTAAAATCTAAAAAATTAGAGTATTCTTTGTCTAATTCAGTTATTGGTCTATAGATATCTGAATTCAATCCATGAGGTACGTAATTACAAATTCTATCTTCAATATCGTCACCTAATACTGTTTTATTAATAAAAACCGTTTGTTTAGATATACCCATTAATAGATCACATGATTGATAAAAGGGTTTATTGTATAATGGAGCAGGTAAATCATCCCATATATTTAAATAAGTAATTGGGATTTTTTTTCTAATTTCCCTTTCCATTTTAAATATATGGTGGAAATATCTTGGATCTGTAATAAGCAATACTGCATCTGGTTTTTCTCTTAGCCATATCTGTCTAAATAGATTTCCATCACCATAACCATCTACAGGATATAACATACAAGAGGCATCATCTATCCCTGCAAATTTACTTACATCTGCACTCATGTCTAATGCTTTACCTTTTTCAGGATGTTTAATAGAACCTGCAATTTGACACCAATTATAATGGTGAGCTGTATGTATTACAATTTCTTTTCCTACTGTTGCTACCCCAGAATGTACTCTAATATCATCTGTGATTAATAGTATTTTCTTCCTTTTATCTTTAGGAAGATGTTCAAAACTTTTATTCATCTAATTTTAATTTTATAGTTCGATATTTGTTTGACTTGTAATTTGTTTTCTAAAATCTTCGTTTGTAAGATATAGATAAATAGATCTATCTGCTAATTTTTGAAATGAGAATTTTCTTTTTACACACTCAATTTTAAAATTTTCAAATAAGTCTGCTTGAACTTTAACACTCGTTAGTGTCATTTTGTTTGGATTTGCCATAATTTATTTTTAATAACTGTTATATTTGTCTATACGTATATGAATATTCCTCTAATTTACAAAAAGTCTAAACCCGCTCCACATAATTCTTTTTCTTCCTTATAAGGGCAAAAATTACACGTCCACTTTGAAGGTGTCTTGGGGTAAATAACATCTTTTATATCTCCATTAGAATTAAAACATTCATGTATAAAATCTTGAATCGCATTCCTCGCTCTACCTAGTTTAATTTTTCCACTAGGTGGTGTAAATTGTTGTACCCTATATGATTGATAAGGTGACATTAATTTTTCATCATCTGCATCTAGTACTTTTCTTTTAACTATCATAAACTCAATCTCAATTTTGTCTAATGGTACTCCATATTGTTCAGAGAAATATTGTTTATATAATAATAATTGGAACTGTTTGCTTTCATCTTTTTTAGCATAATCACCCCAACCTTTTGTGCTCGTCTTTATGTCGATTATCTTAAATGTATCTGTTGTTTCGCAATACGTTACAACATCTAGATACCCCATGTATAATATGTTACTATACATTTTATTTGGTGCTATTACTAACGGTACTTCACAACCTACTAAATAGGTACCTTTTTTACTAAAATATCTGCTACGTTTTTTCTTAAACCAATCTAATATAGCAATACCATCTTCAAAAAATTCCCTCATTTCTGTAGCATCTGAAAAATGAGCGTTTTGGTTTGATTTATATTGTTTTTGATATTCATTAATAAATTTTTCTTGGAACAATTCTTCCATGTTTATTTCCCTATCAGCATATGCTGCTGATTTTTCGTACATTACGTCTAAATAATGTTGAATTACTTCATGTACTGCTGTTCCAAATACAGTATGAATAGATGATGTAAATCTTTTGATTTTGTCCTTATATTGGAGTTTCCAACGATGAGGACAACCTCTAAAAATAGACATTTGGGAATAACTAATATTCTTTTGGAATGCAAAATTAATTCCAGCAGGTGGGTTATTCTTTATTTCCTTTACAATGTTCGGGATTTTTCTAGCCAAAATCTGTAGTTTTTTGGAAGATAATTATTATCTTTAATAGGTAATTGATAAAAATAATTATTTTCTTCTCTTTCAGGAAATATATCTTTTCCTTCAGTTATTAAGCTCCTAATCTTTTTAGGATCTTTAATGTCATCAGTATTAAATTCTTGGTGTGCGTATGATTCTAATTTTTCAATTATTTTATCTTCAGTCATAAAAAATGTAAGATGCCAACCACCTTCTAAAACGGCAAACCATTCTGCATGTCTAATTTCAGACATTGATAGTGGGTCTTTAAATAATGTTTCATAATGGAAAACTTTTGCTTTAGTTGATTTCATTGGATCTTCAACATAGTTTAATCTGGTAGTTAAATTATAATAATACCAATCCATACACATTCCTACAGCACCATAAGGTACACTTGAAGTTTTAAAATCTTGAATTGTATTTATATCAACTATTTCGTCTAAATCTGACATTATCACTATATCAAGAGGTTTTAATGATAAATGACTTAAAGGTATTGTTATAGCATTTCTTTGATATTCTTCTCTAAACCAATCATGCTTACTATCTTCACCTAAAGGTAAATCATCTACAACATAATAATATATTTTATGTAGCCATTTTTTAAACCTTTCTTGGTTTAATAAGAAATTTAAGGGTTTAGGAAAACCTGAGTGTGTTTTTGTTGCTTCAACTATAACAAAAATATCTACTACACTATCTAATTCCGTTAATCGGAACTCAAGCATATCTAATTCATTATAAAAAGTAAAACAATCTACTACTTTTTTACCCTCATATGTAAAGTGTGTAGCTTCAACTTCCTCATATTTCCTCTTTGCCATTTTATTTCTTCCATTTGTTACGACCTACTAAAAGACCAATTATGCCATAATTAGCGATATCAATAAATGTATCTTCCATACCTTCACCTTCAACAAATGACCTACCATTAATTAATAGGTTTTTTAAACGTGATATTTTATCAGTTAATCTAATACATAATCCAGTTAGTGAGAATTGTTTATCATTTTTTTGGGTTAAATCACCACCTAAAGCAATATTATTTAAACCATAATCCATATGTTTACGAGCAAACATTTCATACATTTCTTTTTGTATTTGTTTAAATTCATCTGCTAATATTGGGTACTCATGTTCAAATATTTCTACTGGTGTAGAATTTAAACTTGGTGATGATTTTCCATTTTTTGCATTCATAATTTCTCTATCGCTCATAACTTTATCTAATTCTTTTACGTTGGCACCAAAGTGACCAACTGGTGGGTTATCCTCTAAATATTTTTTAACTGAATCACCCATTGATTTGTTGTTCTAGGGAAAAATATTTATCAATTGCTGCTAATCTATCATCAGCATCTACTAACATTGCAAGTGCTTCTTCAGCATTCTTATAAAAATCTCCTGTTGTATGGTCTCCAATTCCTACTGCTCTATCACCAAGTAATTCAAGTGATAATAGAGCTTTTGCTTTATCTGCTAATGCAGATGTACGTAACATTTCTATTAATTTTATCATTTTTGTATTTTTTTTATTTCTTTTTTATCTAATCCTATTGACATCAATATACGACCTATTTCGTCAGTATCCAAAAATTCTAAATATTCTTTTGTTTCTTTTGATGAACATTCCCAATACGATGATAAGTGTTCAACTAAATCTTTATTTGATTGTTTTACTTTAGATTTAATATATTTACTCCACTTTTTATTTTTAGGAATATATTCTCTATAAACAGAGTATATTTCTTTTTTATTTTGTGGGTTTATTTTTTGAACAAAATTTACTATATCCAAAAAATTAGAATTCATGGATAAAAATCTATGAACCATATAGCTATTCCATAACTCCCAATCTTTATTAGAAAAGGAGTTAGGGTCTGCTTTAATTGAGTTGATTTGATTTAACCAATCCCAAATACTTTTCATATTTATTTATCTATAGCACCTGTTAATAGTATACTTTCTTCAGCTAATTCTTCTCTTAGCTCTAATGGGACACCATCTGCTACTATTTTTTTAGTATAAGGATCAATAAATACTGGTATAGGCATTACTGCATCACTATCAGTACCTGTGATAAATTTACTAATTTTTCTTAGAATAACTCCTGATTCAAATACATTTTTACCTTTTGAGTTTAGTAGACCTTCTGTAGTTGTTAAGTCGACATTCATTTGAGGTGCTTGACCACCTGGATTTCCTTGTTGTTTCATTTTTTTATTGTTTTTTATTAATTTCACTTTATTTATTATTTATTATATTCTGAATTAGACTCATAATGTTAATTTCTTTATCTATCCTAAAATTAGCTTGATATAAATGTTCGTTAACTAAAATAGCAACTGTACCTTCTTTGCCGGGAATATATTTAGATGCATTTTCATATAAAAATCTAAATAATTCATCAAAATCATCTACATTTGCATCAGCAATAATTTGTCTAATTTTAGTAAATGATGGTTTGGTTTTTTTTAATTCTTCAATAATAGAGGTCATATAGCTAGTACTTACAAGCAAAGAATCATCTAGTGTTAACTTGTTCTTAATAGTGCTTGCTTGGATAGTATTAAGCATTTTACGTAAGTCCGGATAGAACTTATTTACAATTTTACCAATGGCTTTAGGTTCATAACTTATGCTTTCCTTATCACAAATACCAGCTAAATGTACAGCGACCTCTTTTTTAGTAGGTGGAACAACCTTAATTGTTTGACATCTAGATTGTAATGGATCAATAATACGTTCTACAAAATTACAAGTTAAAATAAAACGTGTTGTAACTGAGTATGTTTCTATAATGTTTCTAAGTGATGCTTGTGCATTAATAGTTAAAAAATCAGCTTCATCTAAAATAACAACCTTAAGAGGTTTAAATGATGCTACCATTGCAAAGCTAGAAACCTTATCTCTAATAGTTTCTATACCACGTTCATCAGAGGCATTAATGTAAATATGATCACAATCTAAATTATTAATTATTATTTTAGATAATGTTGTTTTACCAGTTCCAGCAGGACCATAAAATAAATAGTTTTGAATATCATTTTGGTCTAACTGTTTAGATATTGATGTTTTTAACTGTTCGTTACCAACATATGAATCTAAACTCATAGGCCTATATTTTTCATTCAATAAACTATTTTTTCTAGTACTCTCCATATATAGAAAACTTTTGTATTGGTTCTGGTTTGATTTCTTCTTTAGTTGTAGATATAGCATATAATTCACTTTTAAGTGGTGCTAATCTATATTCGCCCTTAAATCCAGTTTTTACCATATATGCTTCTAAGGCATTTGTTAAAGTTGGATGTTTAGGACCATCAGGTTCATTTGCTACTAATCTCCATTTATCTCCTGGTGGAACTCTACGAGCGATTAAAATATTTTCTTCTGTTATTTTTGTTTTTGACATGGCTATAATATACGAAAAATAAATGGGGGAGACAAGCTCCCCCAATTAATTATTTAGACTCTGCTACAGATGCTTTTTTATAAGCTGTAATTAGATTTTTAATCTTCATTGCTGCTTTTCTTGCTCTTTGTTGTGATGCTTTTGTAGTACCACTGTTTTCTGCTGATAAGGTATTGAAATTAACTTCAATTTCCTCAAATAATTCTTGTTTACTCATAATTGTTTTATTTATTTATTTATTAAAATCCTTGGTTTACTGGCGGGACACCATTGTTATTCCCATTTTGTTTAAATTCATCTGAATCTTTATCGTCAGTTATGGTACATTCTGTTAGTAAAATTGTACCTGCTACTGAAGCTGCATTTTGTAATGCTGATCTAGTTACTTTAGTTGGATCGATAATACCTGCTTCTTTAAGATTAATTACTTTACCTGAATTAACATCAATACCTGCCCATTCATCATCTCCCGAGTTTACTAATTTATATTTACCTAAAAGCTGTGCATCAGTTTTATCATACCCGGCATTAATTAGAATTTGTTCGAATGGTTTACCACAAGCATTATAAACTATTCTAGCACCAACATTATCAACATTAATACTTTCTCTAGCATATAATAAAGCAGCTCCTCCTCCAGGTACAATACCTTCTTCAATAGCAGCTTTAGTTGCATGTAATGAATCATCAATTCTATCTTTCTTTTCTTGCATTTCAGTTTCAGTAAATCCACCAACATGAATTATAGCTACACCACCTGTAAATTTAGATAATCTATTTTGTAATTGCTCTACTTCATATGGAGTTTTTGCTTTATCTATCTGAACTTGTAATTCATCGATTCTTTTTTCAATAGCTTCAACTTCTCCTTTACCATCAACAATTGTAGTTTGTTCTTTTTCAACAGTTACTACTCTTGCTTCTCCAAACCACTCCCAACTAAATTTATCAAGCTTCATTCCTTTATCTTTACTGAATACTTGGCCTCCTGTTGTAATAGCTATATCTTCTAATACTAATTTTCTTTTATCTCCAAATTCTGGGGATTTAACAGCACATACTGATAAAGTACCTCTCATTTTATTTACAATTAGAGTAGCTAGTGCTTCATTATCAACATCATCAGCAATAATTAATAATGATTTTCCTTGACTACCTACTGCTTCTAAAATTGGTAATAATTCTTTTACTGAATTTAGTTTTCCATCTATCATTAATATAGCTGGATTTTCTAATACTGATGTCATTGTATTATTGTCAGTAACAAAATAAGGTGATTTGTATCCTCTATCAAATTGCATCCCTTCAACAGTTTCAATATAAGTATCTCCTGTTTTTGATGATTCAATATGTACAACACCTTTTAACCCAACTTTATCAATTGCAGTTGAAATTAATTTTCCAACTTCAACATCATTATTAGCTGATACAGTAGCAATTTGTTCTAATTGATCTTCGTTTGAAATGTCTTCTGATATATTATCTTTTAAAGTATGTAATACTTCTTTAATAGCTTTATCAATGTCTCTTTTTATCTGCACTGCATTATCTCCTTGGTCAAGACTTTTTAACCCATCTTTTACCATTGCTCTAGCTAGTAAAGTTGATGTTGTTGTACCATCACCTGCTTTATCAGCTGTTTTAATTGCAGCCCATTTTACTAATTGTACTCCTAATTCTTGATTAGGTTCTTTTAATACAATGTTTTTTGCAACTGTAACCCCATCTTTAGTACTTTGTGGAGCATCAAGAATACCTCTTCCAATTACAACATTTCTACCATTAGGTCCTAAAGTTGATACTACTGCATCTGCTAGAATATCAATACCTTTTACTAAGTTTGCCCTTGCGTCTGAGCCAAATTCTACTTTTTTCATTTTAAATATCGTTTAAATCGTTAATTTCTTCTTTTGTTAAATTATCTTTTGTTTCTTCTAATACTTCAGATACTACATCTGCTGTATCTCTTTTTACTCTAGCTAATATTTGATTTTCTGGTCCAATTAAATATTCAGTTCCATCATATACTAACTTAGTAAAACCTTGGGTTGGTAAAACTACAATATCTCCTACTTTTGATATTGTTGGTAGAAAACTTCCAAATTGTGTTGGTTGACCAGGGCCAACAGCAATCACTTCTCCTTTTTCGTTTAAATCTTTACCCATGTCTGGGACAATGATTCCACCATATTTTACTTCTTCGTTTTCGATCGGCTTAACGATAACCGCGTTAAATAGTGCTTCTAATTTCATTTGTGTAACTTTTAATGTTTGTTTCTATTAATTTAAAATTCTCAATAATTTGATCTAAGTTATTTGTTTCCCTATTATGTAGGGAGTTCTTTGCAATATACTCCAACGCCATACCTAGATCAGCGTAATAACTTTGAGGTTTTGCATATTCTTTAATATTCCCTTTAGATCTAAAATGATCTTGATTAGGAATTACCCGTTCATTAACGGTGTAACAATTATCATCTTTAGTGATAAAATACGGTTCTAAACGTGGATCTTCGATCTTTGTTAGACTTTTAGCTTTTCTTGCCATATAACTTTTATTATTTTATGTTACGTAAATATACGAAAGAAACATCGCTAGGACACGCTTTTCTTAAATTACCTTTATTTAATTTTAATTGATTTTGGTTTAGCATCCTCTGCTAATGGGATAAAGATTGTCAATAAACCGTCCACCATTTCTGCTTCAGTTATTGATAAATCAAATTTAGGGGCTATCTTATATCTTAAATCAAAAGATTTTTTAGATAAACCGTGATAAATATACCCTTCGAAGTCATCTCCCTTGTCTTCTGGTTTTTTGTAAGTGATTTTTAAAATATCTCCTTCAATATCAAGAATAACGTCTTTTTTAGTTAGCCCAGTACAGGCAACTTCAAAATGAAGTCCTCTATCATCGTAAAAAATATTTAATGGATGTGGTTGTTTTGAATTTAATGCTGGTGCGAATTGATCTTCAGCATTGAAGTGGTTCCTAAATAGGATGTCGAAAGGACTTAAGTGCCTTTCTAATAATTGTAATGTACTCATATCATTTGGTTTTTGTGAGGCCGAAGCTCTCGGTTAATTTATTTTAAAACATAACTACGCGCCCTAGCTGCATGTTACTTTATTATACATATAATATACGAACGAAAAGTCGCCCTTCCAAGTTATTTTGCATCAAAGAAGAACATTTGCCATAATCTTCCTGATTCTATATCGTGACCAAAATAATCTTGAGCTGCATGAATTGAATGAGCATCAAATATTACTAATCTATTATAAACATTACCTGCTACATCAACATTTTCATAAGGATGTGGATCTACAAAAGTATTTTGATTAAAAGCACTATTAATATCGTATACACTTCCATCTGGTTGTTGTAATTTATCATGACTATGTCTAACTTTAGTTTCTTTATGTTGCATTAATCTTGTTCCAGCTGCAACAGGTGCATTTGGAGTTAGATAAATCATACCAGCCCATAATTGTTGATCACAGTGATAAACTAAAGAAGTACCTGCTATCGCTGATTGGAACCTACCATTCATTCCATAATCTTCCCACATTTCTTTCCCTGTAATTTTTAACCCCATTATCTTTTCAAACTCTTCTTTAACTCCATCAAAGAAATGTTGCTTTCTTGTACGCATACCTAAATAACCTGGGTCATCAAAATAATACTGTTTTAAAGCATACTCTCTAACTGCACCTGGATCTTCATAGAAATTATCTACAACCCATAACCTGGTATCAGGTTTTGCATTTACCTTAAATTCGTTTGAATATATTTGCCCATAAGGACTGTCTGGATTACTATCAATTTTTTTAATTTCGCTCATAATTTAATTTTATTCGTTTCTGGCTATATAATAAATACTACTTGTTTTTTTATTGTTTAATTCTCCATTAAATTCTATTTTCATCATACCTTGACTTGATAGTTTAATATTACAACTATCCATATCTTTATT